ACAGCAGTAGGAGAAGATTTGACAGTAGATGTTAATTCAGTAGATAAAACAGCTGTTAGTATAGGAGTAAAAGATAAAGATGTTGACATGACATTTATGTTAGCAGATCTATCAGTAATTAGACAAGTACCAGATCTTAAGAATACTCCAGACTGGAATGCATCAATTGATATTACAGATAATTTTAGAACTAAATTTATCAAAGCGAAAAATGCATTACCAGAATCTGAAAACTTTGGTATTAAGTGTTCATCAGGAACAGTTGAGATGATAATGAATTATTCATCAATAAATACTAACAGAATTAAATTTGAACTAGATGCCCCTAATAGTACAGATATGGGAGTTATTTGTTTCTCATCAACATTATTTAAAGAGATTCTTCAAGCAAATAAAGATGCTGAAACAGGTAAAATAGAAATTTCAGAAGCTGGTCTTGCAAGAGTATCGTTTACAGGTAAAACATTTACATCAACTTATTACTTAGTACAATTACAATCATCATAATATGAAAGTTAGATTCAAGAAATTAGTAGATAAAGCTGTTATGCCTAGTTATGCTAAGCCTGGCGACGCCGGATTAGATATGACTACAATTGGGAGTAAGATCGATGCAGATCATAATTATATTGAATACTTTACAGGTATTGCATTAGAAATTCCAGAAGGATATGTTGGATTACTTTTTCCNCGGTCATCTACATCAAAAAAAGATTTGCGACTAGCCAATAGTGTAGGTGTAGTAGATTCTGGTTATAGAGGTGAAATATCATTTAGGTATAAATTTCCTAAAGACAGTTATTTTGCAAAAGTAAAACGATATAATGATGGAGATAGAGTAGGTCAATTAGTAATATTACCATATCCACAAATCAATATGATTGAAGCAGATGAATTATCATCTACTGAAAGAGGTGAAGGCGGATATGGTTCAACAGGGAATTAATATGTTTGGAAATCAAGAACACACATTATGGGTCGAAAAATTTAGACCTAACACATTAGATGGATATGTTGGAAATGAACATATCATAGACAAAGTTAAATTGTATATTGAATCAGGAGATGTTCCTCATTTATTGTTCTACGGTGGAGCAGGTACTGGTAAAACTACATTGGCTAAAATTATTGCAAATAATGTAGATGCAGATCTAATGTATATAAATGCCTCTGATGAAAATAATATTGAAACAGTTCGAACTAAGATTAAAAGTTATGCTAGTACAGTTGGTTTTAAAAGATGGAAAATTGTTATATTAGATGAGGCAGATTATATGACCCCAAATGGTCAAGCTGCATTAAGAAATTTAATGGAAACATTTAGTAAAACTACTAGATTTATTTTAACTTGTAATTATGTTGAAAAAATTATAGATCCTATTCAATCTAGATGTCAAGTATTTGGAATCACTCCTCCTAATAAAAAAGAAGTTGCTAAAAGAATAGTTTCTATATTAGATGAACTACAAGTGTCATATGATAATAAAGATCTTGTTACAATTATAAACGCCGGCTATCCAGATATTAGAAGGGTATTAAATAGCTGTCAGAGGCAGGTTATTGATAATACTTTGAAAGTAGATGATACTAGTGTTATACAAGCAAATTATATGACTAAGTTGATTGATATATTAAATAAAGCAGATAAGAAAACTGCATTCAAAGAAATACGTCAATTAATTAATGATAGCAAAGTAAAAGATTTTTCGGCTTTACATAAGTATCTTTTTGAAGAAGTAGATAATTATGCTAAAGGACATATTGCTAGTGTTATATTGATTTTAGCTGAATCACAATATCAAGATTCATTTGCAGTAGATAAAGAGTTACATATCATGTCAACGATTGTAAAATTATTGAACGAATTAAAGGGATAAGTTATGACAAAAGGTAAAATTTTAGGAATGGGAGCTAAAGGAAAAGCTCCGAACGCACAAGTAAATATCAAACCAGAAGATCTTAAAGATATTACATGCGAAAATTGTGGATGTAAATATTTTAGACAAGTAAATGCATTTAAAAGAATATCTGCATTAGTATCACCAACAGGTAAAGAACAAATAGTTCCGGTGCCAACATTTAGATGTGATGAATGTGGATTCATCAACGAAGAATTTAGACCAATCGAACAAAAAACAAAATAAGTTATGGCAAAAAAATTAGTATTTGGGCATGATGCCCGCGTAGAATTAATGAATGGTGTTGAGAAATTATCGGATGCGGTAAAATCGACATTAGGACCAAAAGGTAGAACAGTAGTAATTGAAAAGGCATTTGGTGGTCCAAATGTTACAAAGGATGGTGTTACTGTAGCAAAAGAAATTGAACTAGAAGACCCGGTAGAAAATGCCGGAGCTCAAATGGTTAAAGAAGCAGCATCTAAAACAAATGATGAAGCAGGTGATGGAACTACTACAGCAACTGTATTGGCACATGCAATACTTAAAGAAGGGTTTAAGAAAATTGCTAATGGTGCAAATCCAATTGAATTGAAAAGAGGAATTGATAAAACAGTAGAATTTGTAGTAGATTATCTTAAAGATGAATCAAGACCAGTTACTGACAATTCAGAGATTGCACAAGTAGGAACTATATCAGCTAATAATGATACATCAATCGGAAATATAATTGCACAAGCAATGGATAAAGTAGGAGAAAATGGAGTTATTACTGTAGAAGAAGGAAAGACGGCAGAAACAGAATTAGAAGTTGTAGAAGGAATGAAATTTGATAGAGGATATTCATCTCCATATTTTGTTACTAATGGTGAAAAAATGTCTGCAGAATTAGAAGATCCATTTATATTATTATATGATAAAAAAATAAGTAATATGAAAGATGTTCTTCCATTGTTAGAACAATGTATGCAAATGGATAAGCCTATGTTGATTATTGCAGAAGACATTGAAGGAGAGGCATTATCTACATTGGTAGTTAATAAAGTTAGAGGTACTCTAAAAGTTGCAACAGTGAAAGCTCCTGGGTTTGGTGCAAAAAGAATTGAACAATTAGAAGATATAGCTGTATTGATAGGAGCAACGGTGATATCAGAAAAGGTAGGCTTAGGATTAGAAGATGCTCAATTAGAACATTTAGGTACAGCTGAAAAAGTAACAATCACAAAAGACCATACTACAATTGTAAATGGATATGGTGATTCTGAATTAGTACAAGAACGTATTGAACAACTTACAGCACAAATCGAAACTATCGACTCAGATTATGAAAAAACTAAAGCACAAGAAAGATTAGCTAAATTGTCTGGCGGTGTTGCTGTAATAAGAATAGGTGCTGGTTCTGAACTTGAAATGAAAGAAAAGAAAGATAGAGTAGATGATGCGCTTTGTGCTACTAAGGCTGCAGTTGAAGAAGGTATTATAGCTGGAGGAGGAACTATATTAAGAGGATTCCAACATCCAGGTGATGACATATATGAAAATGAAGATCAATGTTATGGAGGAGATATTGTGGTTAAAGCTTGTAAAGCTCCATTCGAAGCCATTTTGGAAAATGCTGGACTTAATGCTGAGGTTATTTGGAATAAGATAGTAACACATAATGCAAATGGTACTGCAGCAGGATATGATGTTAGAACAGAGACAGTATTAGAAGATATGGTAGATGTAGGTATCATTGATCCAGTTAAAGTTACAAGAGTTGCATTAGAAAAGGCAGCGTCTGTAGCAGGAACAATGTTAACTACAGAATGTGTTGTTACAAATATTCCAAAAGATGAACCGGCTCAGCCACAAATGCCAATGATGTAATATGAAAGCAAAAAAGCCAGCTACAATATTTGATCATTTAGCTAACATAACATGGAAGAAGACTCCTTGGGATAATTTAGATGAATCATCTCAAAAAACATTTTCTCCATATTTGATAAATAGATGGTTATCAATGAACCCAGATTATATAGAAATAGTTGATATGTTTCAACAATATACGATTGGTCCATTAAGTAAAAAACATGTTTATCAATTATATTTTGATTTCTTACCTAAACAAAAATCTTTTAACAAATATATTAAAGGAAAGAAGTCAGACAAATACAATAAAGAACTTGTTAAATTTATAGCAGATCATTTTCAAGTGCCAAAAATAGAAGCAGAAGAATATATAGGTCTTTTAGATAAAGTTGAAATAATTTCTTTATTAAAAAAATACGGCAAATCAGAAAAAGAAGCCAAATCATTATTAAAAAAATAGTTATATGAAAACAATAAAAGATTCTCCAGGAAGAGAAAAGGAAACAAGTCCAACTCATAAAGTAGTATTCAACCAAATTCAGAATAGAACAAATAAAGCAGATTCTGAAGCAGTCACGTATTGTGAAAAACAATATCCAGAAACATGTGATGAATTCTTAAATATAATGGCTGACCAATATGTTTTATTTTGTAAAAAACAAAAGAATTATGGTCCTGGTAATATTTCAGTAGGAACTGATTTAAGAACAGATGGCGATGTTAAATTATCATTAACTGGATTATGGTTTAGAATAAATGATAAGATTCAAAGATTAAAACAATTAATTATATTAGGTCACAAAGATAATGTTGGAGAATCTGAACTAGATACGTTTCAAGACTTATCAGTTTATGGTATTATTGCTCAAATAGTTTCTGCAAAAAAATGGGGCAAATGATTTGCCTAATTGAAATATTTTTCTTATATTTAATATATGAATAAATTTTTAAAGTATAGTATAAGAGAGCCGTTACCAGACGAACGCAAGATTTCCTATTCACAATTTTCTATGTATTCAACATGTCCTAAACATTGGGAGTTGGCATATGCAAAAGGGTTAAGAACATTTAGCCAATCAATACACACGATATTTGGTACAGCAATGCACGAAACATTACAACATTATCTTACAGTAATGTTCAATGAAACAGCAACAGCAGCAGATAAAATTGACCTCAATAAGTATCTTAAAGACCAAATGTTTAATCTTTATAAAGAAGCTGTTGATAAGATGGGCGATCATTTTTCAAATAAATTTGAGTTAGGAGAATTTTATGAAGACGGCGTTGCAATTATAGATTGGTTCAAGAAAAAGAGAGGACAATATTTTTCTAGAAAAAATGAAGAACTAATAGGTATTGAAGTTCCTATATATCATCCAGTTGAAGAAGGTAATGATAAAGTAATGATGTTAGGTTATTTAGATATTGTTATGAGAGATAAGCGTGATAACAAAATAACAATCATTGATATCAAAACTTCAACTATGGGATGGAATAAATATCAGAAGGCTGATAAGACAAAAACATCTCAATTGGTATTGTATAAAAAATACTTTGCAGAACAATATGGATATGATGTAGAAAACATTGATATTAAATATATGATTGTAAAGCGTAAGTTAATCGAAGGAGCAATGTTTCCTCAAAAACGTATTACAGAATTTGCTCCAGCATCAGGTAAGCCAACTAGAAATAAATTAACAAGAGAGATAAAAGGATTTGTTGATTCTGCATTTCATAAAGATGGTTCTTATAATTTAGATAAAAAATATCCAGCAATAGCAGGAAAGAATAACAAACATTGTAAATGGTGTGAATTTAAAGATCAGCCAGACCTATGTGCTAAAGCTGAGAGAATAAAAGGATGAAAGTAGCAATAATAGGTAGTAGGATGTATGAAAATACTCGAAAAGTAAAAGATACTTTGTTTAACCTTAAACAAAAATTTGGAAGTAGTCTAATTATTATTTCTGGAGGTGCCAAAGATGGGGCTGATAAATTTGCTAGAAAATATGCTTTAGAGTTTGGAATTAAGTATAAAGAATTTAATCCTGCGCATACAATTAAAAATTTATATTCAGCAATGTCGGATACATATTATGAAAAACCATATCATGTATCACAATTTCATCATAGAAATATGTTGATAGCAAGAGATTGTAATGTTATGATAGCATTTATACCTTCAGGCGAAAGTTCTTCTGGAAGTATGAGTGCAATAAAACAAGCAAAAAAGTTAAACAAACCAGTAACAATAATATCATGATAGAAGCATTAGGATGGATAAGTACAGTATTAATACTATTAGGTTATATTTTGAATGCAAAGATGCATTATCGAGCAGCNATGATAATTTGGATAGTAGGAGATATTGGATGGGTTACATATGATTTTTTTATTGCAAATCTAAGTCATTTAGTGCTTAGTCTTGTAATTATATCTATTAACTTATATGGAATTTATCAACAGAAAAAACAAGTAAAAGCATAGGTTTAAATGGCCTTAAGCATATTTATAATAAAGTTATAAAGAGGATTTAAAATGAAGTTACCAAAATTAAAACAGATAAACCCGGACGCGAGAAAAAAGAAAAAAATCTTATTATTAGCAGATGATCTGAGGATGCATTCTGGCATTGGTACAATGTCAAAAGAATTTGTATTAGGTACTATTGATAAGTATGATTGGGTTCAAATAGGCGCAGCAGTTAAACATCCGGATGAAGGAAAAATTATAGACATTAGTAAAGAAGCTCAGAAAGATACTGGTGTTGAAGATGCATATCTAAAAATATATGCATGTAATGGATATGGCAATCCACAAATATTACGACAGATATTAGAAGTAGAAAAGCCAGATGCTATATTACATTTTACAGACCCTAGATTTTGGGGTTGGTTATATCAAATGGAACATGAAATAAGACAAGAAATTCCATTAATGTATTACAATATATGGGATGACCTTCCTTATCCACATTGGAATGAGCCATTTTATGAGTCTTGTGATTTATTAATGAATATCTCTAGACAAACAAATAATATTGTAAAAAATGTAGTACAAAAATTTCCAAAATCAGATTGGGCAATTCAATATGTACCACATGGAGTTAATAGTAAAAGTTTTTATCCAATTACGGCCTTACATCCTTCGTGGGATGAGTTTAATAAATGGCAGACAGATTTCAAAAAAAGTAATGATGTTGATTTTGTAATATTTTGGAATAATAGAAATATAAGAAGAAAGCAGCCTGCAGATTTAATATTAGCATATAATACATTCTGTGAATCTTTACCTAAAGAACATGCAGATAAATGCGTATTAATGATGCATACACAAA